TTCTGGCCACCTGTTAATATTCCAACCGAATTTATAGTTCCCTTTGTTACTGATTTTACATGGGAAATTTGTTCTCTTATCTCATTTGGGTTGTATAAGAATCCATATCCACTATTAGAATTTGTTATATTATATGGTGTTGTATTACGAATCCAATTAGTCTCATTTATATTAATATTTGTTTGATTCGATGATGTTAAGAAATTAAAACTTTCTGCTTTTGATTTATAAGTATTTCCAATAAAATATGGGAATACTGGAGATTTATAATTTTCAAAAGGACCGAAAGAATCTACTTGACCGTCATTAATAGTGGTAAAATATGCATAGGTTCCTTCTGGATATTCTGGAGTTACACAAAATCTTCCATTATGTTCATCCAAATCTCCATTACCAACAAATTCATAATCCTCAACAAAAAATCCAGCTGGATATAATGAATCACTAGGTCTATTTGGTTTCAACTTTAACTGATAACCAGAGACCATAGATTTAATAGAACCTCCAGTTATGGAAGAATATCCATATGGACCATAGATTGGATTTCCATCATAAGCCCATCCAATAATAGGAGAGTGTGCAGTTGAAACTATTTCCTTTCCGTTGAATGTCTGTAAGTCTGGTTGATAGAAAATTTGACCGTTTCTAAACCTTGTTCCAAGAACAGAAGATCTTAATTTTCTTGGTGAATATAAGTGGAAATACTCCAATCCAAATCCAGAAAGACTTTCTTCAATAATTCCATCATCAGTAGTAATTTGGTTTGTTTGAATAAATCTCTCAAACAAGTTAATATTCCAAGATTTAACATTAGATTCAAATTTAGCAGATGCTCCTGCTGGTATAACGTCAATAGTAGTATCTGAACTTGAATATCCAATACCACCAAAAACTATATTTACTGATAATAATAGTCCCTCTGAAATTACAGGAACTAATACTGCTCCAGCTCCACTTCCATTAATAACTATCGTTGGTGGTGAATTGTAATTATTACCACGATCATTAATGATAACATCAACGATAGAACCGTTATTGATTATTGGAGTTATTTGAGCTCCACTTCCATTCAATAAAACAAATTCTGGTTGTCTATTATAATTTAAAATTTCATCACTTCCAAAATTGTTACCTCCACTCTGAACGTGAACGCTTTCTATACCTCCTCTAAAAATTGGTTGAAGAGTAGCATTAAAATCTTGTCCTGTTAACGTGGAAACTCCAATACGTCCAGATACGGATAAGGTTATTGGTTCATAGTTAAAAATATGAACTCCACTACCAGTACTAACCAAGTTTACATAATTTTCGGTCAGATAATTGATATTTTTTGCTAAGGTTGTAGAAGTTCCAACTAAAGATAATTTAAAATTATTATCATCAATTTTTGTAACATAATAAGTTGATGTTGATGATAAACCAACAATGGGATTTTCAGTGAAATCATAGGTTAAAATCTCACTATTATTATATCCATGATTTCTAATTTCAATTGTATTTGAAGCTGTGTTAATTCCAGATATAACTGCAGTTCTCTTCTTATTTTCGTAATTATTTCCAGGATTTATTACTGAAACTGATCCAATTTTTTTCTTCTTATTTGAAGATTTAAATCTTTGGATTCCATTACCATTATTTGCAATTGAAACAGTATTAACTCCTAAAACACTATCAGAATAGGTTGAATAGAGTTTAATACCATTAGAATCTACAACGGAAACAAAGTATGAAGAATTTGTAGATAATCCTCCAACTACAGTTTCTCCTTGTGGATCATAGATTACCTGCTCATAGTCTCTAAATTTATGATCCTCTACGAATGTTATTTCGTAAGTGGTCGCATTAATTGCTCCCGAATTAACATTTGCATTAAATTTGACAGAATGATCAAATGCTACTAAGTTTGCTTTTGCAGATGCTAATGATCCGTTTCCTCCAGAAATTTTGATAATGGGTTCTTCCAAATAGTCAAATCCACCATCAATAATATCGATTCTTTCCAATCTACCTTTTACGTTGCAGTATGCAGTAGCGCCAGAACCTACAGTATCGGAAATCTGTAAAACTGGTGGATTAATTACGTCATAATCTGATCCAGAAGAAGTTACGGATATATCTTCTATAGGACCATAGAAGATATTACTGTCTGATTTATAATTTAATACCTCAACTCCATTTACTAAAATTCCAGTAGCTCCTGGTAAGGTTTTATCTTCACTTTCATCATAAAGTGGAGTTGATATCTTTCTAATTAATTTTTGAGGTTCTAATGACTTAAGACTTAAAGACTCAAACTGTAAAATATTATCAGTTACTGTTCCCGACACAGTAACTACTTTATTTGCATAAAGATTATCTCTACTTCTTGCAAGTTGAATAGTATTCTCATCTATTCTTCTTACAAAATAAAATCCATTATCGATTCCAAGATTATTGTCTGTAACTCCAAAGTAAAAAACAGCATCACCACTGTAAAATGGATGATTGTCAATATTTAAATTGTTTCCACTAAAAGTTCCAGAAAAAACTACTGATCTGTCATTTACGTTTATCTTTTGATCCAAATAAGTTGGTAAGGATGGCGAAGCAACATAAAGAGTCTCTTCGTTCTCAGAATAAACATTCTGAACATTAGTGGTAAATCTGTTAAGACCTGGATAGTTTGATGAGTCAAATCTAGATAAAAGTTTTCTTACATCATAAATTTGATTTTCACTTAAAGATCCTTGACCGGAAATAGTAATTGATTTAGGGTTTCTGTACGAAACAACCTTACCAAAAACTTCAGTTCCAGGTCTTCCAAAAGATGGAAGAATTGAAACTCTATCTCCAATAACAAAAGAATGATCATCATAAAAATTGATAGCGTATGTGTTATTTGAAGAATCAAGTAATTCTACTGATTTTGTCACATACTGGGTCGATACATTAAAGAACCAGTTATTAAACTTATAATTCTTTATGTTATCACCGAGTGTTTTTATTCTTACGGGATCACCAACTGAAAAAAGACTAGTTTCATCTTTTAATTCAAGATCTGACAATACTCCAGTAACTCTAAACTTTATAACTTGATTAGAGTCACCATATCCATAAGAAAAGACATTAGATTTGATTTCAGTTCCTTTAGGAATTTCTTGAGTGATTCCTGAACAATTTAAAAACTGTGTAAGAGTCTTATCGGTATAAGTTATTACAATTTGAGATCCATTTTGCAGATCTACAACTAATTCTCCCGACTGTGGAAATCCAACTGTAGAATCAACATCCAGAGTTGTGAAATTTGGAGAAAATCCACCAACGCTGGAATCTGTGTCGGTAATATCAGTTATTAATAAAGTTTTTGGATGAATAGAAAATTCTCCAAATATAGTTCCATCGACATCAATATCTCTCTGATATCCTATATCCAAACTTAAAATATAATATTCTTTATCAGATCTTTGAATTCTTTCTACCTGAGTTACAGTTCCTCTTGCTCTAGGTAAGAAAGAATTTTGGTCCTGATAAATCGTTCTATTTTCTAGTTGATCAATGTCACCATCAATAGACTCTACAACTAAGTCTTTAGTTATCTTATATTGAGCATCAGATGGTTGAATTAAGTAATCTTGTGGTCTAATGACAGTAACATCTTGACCATAGAGAGCTCTGAATAAAATCTCAAAAGAACCCTCAGTTCCTTTTGAAGAATAAAAATCAACCGATTGTTTAATAAAGAGACTATCATTAAGTCCAGAGAAAAGAGTTCTATCTTCAAATCCTGGAGTTACTTGAGTTTTTAATTTTACGAAAAACTTCTGAAGAAAAAGAACACTCAGATTTTTTACTACTGAAGATACTGCATGTTGTTCTACAGAAGAATCTGAGAATATTAATTCATCAGGATTTGATGGATTTTCTAACGATGTTGTTCCACTAAATCCTCTAATACAACCTGTAAAAGAATTTTCGGTTTTACCTGTGTAAGATATGATTTCAGAATCAATTAGAATCAGACCATAAGAATCTGGAAATCCTGCAGTAGAAGCTACATTAATAGTAGTATCAAAAAATGATACATCTGATAAAAGAGTTGTTGAGTCAACTAAATTTGATAAGGCATCAACTTTTACATATTGATCTAGATTATTAACTAAATCGTATGCAGACCCTTGACTTTCAAGAGACAAATAGTATTGTTTTAAAAACTCAGAAACTAAAGGAAATTCTTCCCTTACAAACTCTGGAAGTTGATTTTCTACAACTGAACTGATTTTGATTCTTGTTTCTGTCATTTTATTATCTTCTTACGAGGTCTCCGTTTGAATAACTTGAAGTTACTGTATATGATGTTCCAGAGATATCAGAACCTGAGGATATTTCATCTGATACCATATTTAACACACTAGAAGATGAGTCTAATTGAAGATACAAATCTTGAAGGCCTATCACATCATTTGATTGTGGGGAAGCAGAAATTTCGATAATTGGTTCTCCTCCAACATTTTTTAAAGTTGAAGTTATATTCACTGGATTCAGTATAATTTCTCCTCTTTCATAATCAATTCTACCAACGTTTCTTCTAACAACTGTTGGTGTATTTGATGAAGTTATTGTGAAGAAAAATATAGTTCCTGTTTTTCCATCTGAATTTGGAGTGTCCGATAAGTAAACAGTTCCATTAACAGAACTTACCGTAAATCCAGATGACTTAATATTATATCCACTCATTTTGTTGATATGAAAAGCATTTCCATAACATATTTCATAGTCAGCAAACTGATTAAGTGCTGGCTTCAGATCTCTTCTAATAATAATTTTTGTTATATTAGATGTGATTGCCACATTACTATCATCTATCAGTTTTAAGAACTTACTATACTTGAACCTTGCTCCATACTTATTCAGTTCTGATGAGTTTGCATATTGGTTTATATTATTTGATACTATTGTCTTAAGGTAATCTGCACTTGGAGTGGAATTAGTATTGTAGTATACAGAAGAATTGAACTCCAAATACAAATATTTTAAATCTAAAATTTCAGGAACAATACCAGCTACACTATACTTCCTTAAACTATTTTTAATATTTTCCTTAATCTGACTCGAAACAAATGCACCATTTATTGGTTTAATGGAAATGAAAACCTTTCCAAACCTAGGAGGATCTAAATCTTCTCCACCAAATACAGAAATAGACTCAGTTTCTGGATAAATGGTAGGTACAATAGTTTCATAGTCTGTTGCAGTTACAGCTCTATTTTGAGAAGAATATATTCTTGGAGCATACTTCTTAATAGAATCTATTGATTCTAGATTTTGACCACCTCTAGATTCTGTATTAGCTGTTAAAAGAGAAATTCCCGTATTAACTACACGATTATTATTATCAACTATTCTACCGTTAAAGGTGAAAGAGGAAATACCATTTCCATCTTCGCCATTAGTGCTTACATAAGATACTTCAATAAAGTTTTGATCATCAAGACTAACTCCAAAGACCCCATCGCCAAAAATGAGTTCATATCTTTGATCCTCAATTTCTTGAATGAAGAACACTCTTGAAGTTGAATCAACATCAAGAAGACTATTGGATAAAGAGAACTTACGGGTTACACTACTTGATTGGGTATTTCTTACTAAGACTGATATTGATTGGGTATCAATACCTGAATTATCTAAAATATACTTTTGATTTGGATTATTAGAATTGGCAGTAAAAGTATTTACTAAGAAAGTTCCCTCATAAACATCAATGTTTTGAAATAAAGCAATTCCGTTTATAACTGGCTTAGTAATATCTTCAGGAACTGTAAATGTATAATTTTGATCTCCGAAAGAACTGCTTGATGTACATACAGTTCCTTTCTTGAGGGTTAAAGTCAGAGGTCTTGTTGTAAATTCAGTTGTATCTACGAAGAAAGATATATTTGCTCTTGAAGAAGTTTTTGACCGAGGAACATAACCAATGTTTCTTGCTAAAGATACTACATTCTCTCTTAGAGTAGCACTATCAATAAAAACCTCATTACTGATCATATTTGCATTATATGAAGTAATGTAGGTATTATATGCTAATACTTCTATGATACTTGATAGATTAGATCCCTCGAAATCGTAGTCAGTAAAATTTGAATTCGATCTAAGGTAATCCTTAATCGAAGTCTTAATTTGATCGAAATCGAGATTGGTGAAATTTACTAATGCCATTATCGTGTTGGCTGTAATGCAAATGATAACTGTTGGGGTAATACGTCAATTCCAACAATATAATAATTAATTGTTACATTAAATTCATTGTTTTCATAATTAGGTGAAACATCAACGGAGATCAAATCAACTCTTGGTTCATAATTATTGATCGTATTGGTGATTTCATCTTGTATAATAGAAGCTGAAATTTCATCAATGTTTTCAAATAAAGCTCTAGAAAGTTTTGATCCAAGATTTTCGTTAAAAAATCTTTCTCCAGGTAATGTAAAGACAAGATTTCTGACTGAACGAGCAATTGCAGTCTCATTATTAATAGCAATTAAGTCATTATTCAGGGGATTAACCTGAAATGACATACTAATATCTTTGAAACCTCTGCTTAGCCGTTCTACAGGCATGAAAATGTTATAAATCTATCTTATTTATTCGGGTTTTTTGAACTCATAAAGAGGTTCAGTCCCATATTCCCAGTCATCATAGTCTTCATCATTACGAATTCTCTCATGAACTTCATTTTGATGAAAAAAATCATGCTTTTTGGGTGTTAGATCATCATTTGAGATCTCTCTAAGCATTTTTTGATCCATTTTGCTCTCCTGATTCGTTAAAATCAGAACTTTTTACGGGGTTGCTATCCCGAATTTTTGTAATCTCGTACATAAAATCATCAGAGGTCTCAATTTTACGACGATTTTCGACAGAATATTCGGTTAAATCAATTTCATAACCTGGATTTTTTGTAATTCTGTTCTTAGTCCATGCATCATCATACCATAATATCTTATTATTGGGATATGCATAGAAGTTTCCATTATCCATCTTGAAAAAGTGAGCACATTTATGCTCAGGAGTCTCACTGAAGTTAGTATTCAGAGTAGATTTTGACTCCCATGACCAATCAAGAGTGAATAGGTAAGTTCCTTCATTCTTTTCTCCACGATAATTGATCAATTCAGCACGTAAGTTAGCCAATCTTGAACGAACTTGAACATCAATATAAGGAGAAAAACAATCCCACCACATGCACTCTTCTAATTTAGGTGCTGGCGCATCAGGTTTCCAACAAAACGCATGAATAGGTCTACGAGTCCAGTTCACCCCATTCTCAAGAAACGCCTCAAAGAGGGGTACATGCTTCTCTAAGGACGCTACAGAGTGTACATCACATAAAGTTACCTCACCATGTCCTTTTTTATGATTGTAGAGAAACTCATTGCGAATGTAACAAGTAATTGTCGGAAGATTATGATTTAGATATGCCATAAATTGATACAAAAAAAGCAGGAATTTCTTCCTGCTCTATCTATACTATTAACCTTTACCTTGACCACGATACCTTTTCTTACAACCATTTCGAGAAGTTGCCGAAAGAAGAGTTCGTGCAGAACGTCCTTGACGTGTCTTCTTTGGTGAGCCTGCTTCAAACACAGTTTTATTCGATCCACCTTTAGCCATTAGATTTCCTCCAGTTCGAGTTGTTCAATATCAAAGTCCTCCTCAGTGTAATACTTAGAGGATAGTTCGTCAAGAACCTCAGTACATTCTTCATGACTGAGGTTCTGATATATCTTACGTCCTTTGTATAAGATATTAAAAGCCATTAGATCACACGAGTTTTTTCATGTCCCACACGAATACGAGGATCACACCAAATATCAAAACCTTGTTCTTTTGCATCCAGACAGAATGATACGTCTTCACCACACATATCTTGAACTGCTCCAGATTCAAAGACTTGCATCTTAGGAGCAAACCAGGGATACTCAAGGTTTTCAAACACACCCTTCTTAATCAGAACCCAACCGAAACCAGTGTAGTCAACAGTAAAAGGCTTACGACGTTTCGAAATACCTTCTACATTCTCATGATTCATGACTCCACCATTCTTACGGAAGTCATCTTCTTCTAACCAGTGAGCAACAGAAGTTGTGTGACCATCTTCAGTTGCATACCAACCAGCAACGATTTCTTTCTCTTCACCTTCTTCGTTCAGTGCAAGATCACAGAGTTGCCAGAACTTTTCGGTATTGAATACAATATCACTATCAATCCAGAGTTGATAATCATATTGCAGTTTACCATCCCAAGGAACTTGTTTCGGTCCACGAAGTACGTTTGCTCCAAGAACTTTACAACGAGCAAAGTTCACCATGGAAGAATAGTCTTGAGAAATTTGAATACTCATATTGTTTTGAACAAGATCAAAACAAAGTTGAACAAATGCTTTTAAGAAAGTAAATGAGCATCCACGACCAGGAAGACAGAAGACAATTGATTTGCCTTTCATTCGTTCCTTAATCGCATCATAGTCCCATTCCGCTTCTTTGGGCTTTGGTGCATTAGCTTTCAAAGTAAATCCTTTTGCCATAATTGAAATTAACCTTCAGATCAATTTTATCGTCATATTTAGTCCTTGTCAATAAGACCCCTCTAAGGAGACATTCCGGTTCACCATAAGCTCTTCATAAGATAAATCATTGACTTCATAATCAGTATGCATAATACCAACCATGTTCTTTAAGGTTCTCCAAGTAATTTCAAACTCATCTTCTTTGATCGAATGAAATAAACAACGATCCTTTGCATAGATGTGATAAATCTTTTCCATTACTCTACTCTCCCGTAATGATCCTCTAAGCGTATAATGTCATCCTCCTCACATATACCAAGCTGTGTCTCAATCACTGTAATCCCATTCTTACCAGCCTTGAGACGATGTACATCTTCCTTACCAATAAAAACACTATCACCAACTTCTAAAGTTCTTACAATATCTTCATGTGTTAATTCTCCATCACCCTCAACAACTATCCAATACTCTTCCCTATGGAAATGATATTGGAGTGATATTGATTGATTTGGTGAAATAATAATTCTCTTGACCTTATAATCAATCTCCTCTAATAGATTCTCAAATATTCCCCATGGGCGAACCTCTGTAGTCATAAAATTTTTTCCGGACTTTTTTATCTCACAGCATTATATATCAGCACTATAAGAAACCCGACCGTACCTACGAAGATCGTAAAGCACTGTCGAGGATATCTTATTAACCAACCTGCAAAGACGACCTTCCAGAAATGCCAATAAGGACTACTTTTTCTTTCTCTTCGCCGCACCATTTTTCTTTGCTTGACTACAAAAACTTTTACGTCTCTTATCTGGTTTTGACTTAAGATGTCCTTTGACTTTCTTGTGAATCCAATTGAACACTTTTTTATACTCCGGAATTTTTTTATCTATGAGGATTATAGAGCTCTCTCGGGAATATACTTTTGTAGGTTAGGGACTTATGGGTTTTTATATACGGGGTTACGCCGACCGACGTTAACATAAAACCCCCGAAAACACTGGCAAAACTATAAAGAACTGGTGTCCCCTTAAGTATAAAGAATTCGGGAGAGAGTGTCAACATTAAATGACACAATCTCCCTGTCAATTCATCAGAACTCGATCACATCAAGGGTCGGTACATTCTCCTGTTGAGTGTTAGTAACAGTGTTGTCACTAAGAGCTTCGAGGATCTCAAGGATCTCGTTGCCAGTGTTACCTTTCTTCAGGAGAGAGATCATCACTTGAGTAGACATAATGTGTTAGGTAAGTGTTGTGAACTGTGTGTGAGTAGTTTAGAGTCATACTCAGGACTATAAGGTATAAGACCTCAGAGATCTTTCATCATCTCATTGATCTGAATGTCGTTGATCTTTGCCGAGTCATACTGTACGCCATCAGGTGTCTTTACAAGATGACGGCCAATCATACCCTCACACATACAACGGACAAACTTCTCATAAGGGGTCTCATTGTTTCCACAATACTCTACACAAGCTTTTGCTGTGTTGTAGAGAAACTCATCATTCTGAATCCACAATGCTACATTCCAGGTCTCATAGTTAGTCCAACCGTTGTAGTCAAGTGTGGTGGAAGTCATAAGAGTGATGTCCTTACACTATAGGGACACTTTAGAGGTTACTAACTTTAATTCCTTTGATTGTCAGGTCCTAAGTGTATTGACACCTGAGACCTGATAGAGACACCTTACAGGGGATTGTAGAGGGGTCTCAGTGTCACCAACGATCAGGAACTGAGAGGTCTTCAACATAAGCATCAACACTCTCAGATGGTTCAAGCTGGAGTACTTTGTCCCACTGAATCTGGTGAGGGTTCATATCACTGAAAACCTCTAGTTCTAAGGTCACACGATACTTAACCTTCTGTGCCTGATGATAAGCAACTGACATAAGTTCTCTCCGTTGGTGATGTTGTTAGTGTAAGATCTCAGAGGGTAAATGTCAATGGGTGTGGGGGTATTTATTGGGAGATCTTATGAGTTCTGAGGGGAATGTGTGGGATTTCTGATTTCTGGGGGTGTTGACATTTCGGAGGTCTGATGGTAGACTGCGGGCTTAGATCACAAGGTCTGAGAGGGTTTAAAAGGATATAAGAGACCTTTAAAGACACATAAGACACATAGTTTTCCACACTTTCAACAGAGTTTTCCACAGGGTTGTTGAAAACTCATATACATTTAAAATAACGTTTATTAATTGATTTTAACGTTTTTTAGGTGTTTTTGAGTATAAAACAGTCATTCACCATTGATTAGTCCTAATGAGATACATCTTGATTTCATTATAACAAAAGGACTTCAACTTAGGATCATTTGTTGTTTCCATTGCTTCATACATCCTCTTAATGTATTCACTTTGAGTTGTGATGTTAATGTTCTCTTTAGTGGTCATTCCTAGATCAGAGAGTGTAGAACCTGCCTTAACCTTTGTCTTTCCGAAGTTACCAGTGATGTTACCTTTCGTTCTTAATGATGGTTTAATCTTGGATAGGTTAGAGTACATAAGGATTAAC